GAAACCTGAGTTGACTCTAAAGATTTGTGCGGTAGAAGGAACCTGACAGAGAGCAAATCTCATGCTAGAACCCAGAGTGTCATTATCGCTAGACTCTCTTTTTATGCAAGAAACAACGGCTTTCAGCAATGAGCTTGACTTCCCTGGGAACTGCAAGCATACGAAGTCAGACCTTGGGAGAGAATAAACAAACTCACGAATGGATCTCTTGGTTCTAGCCTCTCTCTTGGCCAAGCACATTATCCCTGACCTGCTCATTGAAGGGACCATGGCCTTGGCATCTTCCTTCTCGTCATCTCCAGAGGCAACCATCTCTGCTGTCTTAGGATCCTTGGCCATCATCAGGGAAAGTGCTACAAATGCATCCTCATGGTAATTCTTCATCGTGGCTGCAAGGGCATTGTTGCACGACCACCTTATAGGATCACATCGGACAAGCCCACCCAGTTCTAGTGGAACTCTATAGATGTCATCTCCTATGGTGTGCAACAGTCTATTGGTTTGGTGAAGACAGACGTGTAGATAAGAGTTTAAAGTGTGAACCCACATAGATCCCATGATAGAGCCCTCTTTCCTGATGTATTCTTGTGACTGGGTGAAGCATCTCAATGCAGATGAGGCCATGTCTAAATCCATAGAAAAATCTATGTAAGATAACCTAGATTTGATGTCAGGATTAATCTCTCCAGACCCTGTCCTAAATATTGAGTTGAACTCAGCCACGTACTGGGAATGACTAGACTTCTCTTTGTTTCTTGTGACACCTAATCCTTCTAGAATCTCTATGTAAACGCTCAGGGTGGTCCTCACAATGCCATGTACTGTGTGAGCCTCATCAAGATTGAACCTCATTAGGCGAATGCTATCATCCGACGTGGTGTGCCCCTCAACCTGGTAATCTACTTCTGATAGCATGACCACGGAAAGTTCGTTGGTGAGGTTTAAACCATCTGCACCCAATATGCCTGAAGCGTTTCCAAGAGTTCCTTGCAACATCCCCTCTTCAGCGAAAATGAATTGCCTGCTCTTGTTCCCAAGTCTGGATCCTGGTTCCATAGCATCAATCTCTGAGTGAGCTCTTGTAACCACATTCTTGGCTTCATTGTCAACCAGTGTGGGGATGCTCAAATACAAGGTGTCTGGTATCTTGAAAATCTTATTTCCGAAGGTCATCATAGTTGATTTGATCAGAGACCTTTGGAACCCGCTAGACATCCTCATGCCTACTGTCGTGTACAAAACATAACTTAGCATGCTGGGTCCCCATGTTGAACAATCTGCATTGTCTGCTATGAAGCACTGACCAGATTCCTGAGCCAACAGTTTTGTTTTATTTATTGTTCTGCTCACAATAGGGTCTTTTGATTTGTGCTCCATTATATTAGTGAAGTCCCCTCTCCTCTGTTCTTCAGATCTAATGGCACGAGAATAAGTTTCAACAATCTTGCATCCTATCCTCATCATGGCATTCATCACTCCAATTTCTCTAGGGCCGATTTGATCCTTGTGAACCATCTTCGCTACGTAAGGCTTTCCCTTCGATAGGTTGTAGAGGTGAACAGGCCAAGCTAGATCAGTAGAGTTACTCACTCCAGAGTTGATATCAAAAACCTTCTTGGCGGTTCTCTCATCCTCATGAAAAGGAGTATCTAAAATTTCTGAATCATAAGGAAGACATTCAGTATCCATTTCATAATCCTTCATGTTGGAAAGGACGGTATGGTAGCACTTGTCACTCTGAGTGAGA